ACACAAATTTTACATAGCTAGCTTGAAGAAAAAGGGGTAACGATTTCAATAACTTACAACGTTGAATACTCAAAAATACCCTTTTCATGCTTTTTTCACACTTTATTTTCTGCTAGCACTTATATATATCAATAACTTAAGGCTATATTATGACAGGTAAACCACTACCGACGGCGCTTAAAAAATTCAAAAATACAGCAAGAAAAGATCAACTAAATGAATTTGAACCAATGCCAGATAGGGATCAAATTAAACCACCTAAGGAATTATCTTTTGCTTCAAGAAAACATTGGGATCTAGTTGTTGAACAATTAATGTCAGCTGGCATTATGACTAATTTGGATAATCAAGCTCTAGCTATTTACTGCGAAGCCTATACTCGCTGGGCTGAAGCTAATGCAAAAATAGCTGAACATGGAATGGTTATCAAAGCACCTTCAGGTTATCCAGTTCAATCACCCTATTTATCTATTAGCAATAGAGCTTTTGAACAGATGCGAGCCATGCTGTCCGAATTTGGCATGACACCAGCAAGCCGTTCAAGAATTAAAGCTGAACCGAAAAAAGTTGTAAATGAGTTCGATCAATTCTAAAACATTTTTACAACGTGCTATTGATTATTCAAAATCGGTAACAAGAAAAAAAGAACCATTACCTGCGTGTGAATTTGTTAAGCAAGCCTGTAATAGATTTTTAAATGATTTAAAGCGTGAAGATCTAGAGCTACGAAAAGACGAAGCTGAACGATGGTGCAAGTTTTTAGAAATGTTTCCCCATGTTAAGGGTCACTGGGCAGCTGAACATTTAAAGTTAGTTTTATCTGACTGGCAAATATTTTGCACTGTTAACATATTCGGGTTTTATAACGTACTTACGAAAAGACGACGATTTCGGGAAGTTTATATTGAAGTCCCTAGAAAAAATGGAAAATCGTTTTATATAGCTTCGCTCGGTGTCGGCATGATGACGATTGAAAATGAGCATGGAGCTGAAGTTTATTGTGGGGCCACGACTGAACAGCAAGCGTGGGAAATATTTAGACCTGCTAAGCAAATTTGTGAAGCATTACCCGGATTAAGGGCGCGGTACAGTTTAGAGGTTAATGCAAAAACTTTAACCATATTAAAAACAGGTTCACGCTTCCAGCCTGTTATCGGCGATCCGGGAGATGGCGCGAGTCCTTCATGCGGTATAGCTGACGAATATCACGAACACAAAGACGATAATTTAGTATCGACTTTCTTAACTGGCATGGGAGCCAGAAAGCAACCGTTAATGCTAACCATAACAACAGCCGGATCTGATATGGGTGGCCCTTGTTATGAGAAACGCGACGATCTTATAAAAATTCTAAAAGGCACTGTAATTGATGATCGCATTTTTGGAATTATTTATACGATTGATGACGATGATCAATGGGATACAATTGAAGCTCAAATAAAAGCTAACCCTAATTACAATGTCAGTGTTGATGCTGATTTTTTAGCTGGTCAATTAGATCAAGCAAGACGAAGCCCGTTAAAGCAAGTTGCATACAAAACAAAACATCTCAATCAATGGGTTGGTGCAAAATTAGCATGGATGAACATGCTAGCGTATCAAGCCTGTAAACGTAAAAATTTAAAGTTAGAAGATTATAAAGACCGGGATTGTATTATTGGATTAGATTTAGCGTCCAATAATGATATCGCGAGTATGGCAATTTTATTTATGCCAATTGGTGATGAACCTTATGCTTGCTTCGTTAAAAATTATTTACCTGAAGATGTTATTTTAAATGGTGGTAATACTCGATATCAAGGTTGGCACGCTGCAGGTCATTTCAATGCAACACCGGGAAATATAACTGACTACGAATATATTGAAGACGATCTCAAAGAATTAAAATCAAACCATAGAATTATTGCGGTAGCTTATGATCCATTTCAGGCGACCTACTTTGTAACGCGTATGCTAGATGAGGGTTTCCCGATGATAGAGATTGGTGCAACTATTAAAAACTTTTCGCAACCAATGAAGGAGCTAGACGCGTTAATTTTATCAAAAAATATTCTATTTACTGATTGCCCTGTTTTAACTTGGATGTTCGGGAACGTTGTTGCGAAGCTTGATAAAAAGGACAATATTTTCTGTGATAAAGAACGACCAATAAATAAAATTGACGGCGTTGTAGCTACCATCATGGCAATGAATCGAGCCATTTTTCATAAAGAAACAGGCAATTTAGATAAATTTTTGGAAACAAGTGGGCGGTTCCTCAAGTATCAGCACAGATACAGGAATTTCAGTTAACGATGACAGAGCCATGCAAGTTTCTGCTGTTTGGGCTTGCGTTCAATATATAACTAATTCTGTTTGCTCATTACCGATAGACTTTTATAAAAAAACAGCTGATGGCAGAAAATTATTAACTGATCACGCGTTAAACGATTTATTTCACCTTTCGCCTAATTCGTTAATGAAGCCTCGCGATTTTAGAAAAGCAATGACGATGCAATTGTGTTTATGGTCGAATGCTTATGCTGAAATATTTTGGTCTGGTGATCGTCCTGTTGCGCTTGTTCCTTTACGTCCGGGAAGAATGACTCCTTACTTAAATAATGGTGTATTAACTTATCATTATAATATGGAGCAAGGTGTCAGAATTTATTCACAGCGATCAATAATGCATTTAAAAGGTTTCGGTTCTGATGGAATAGTTGGACTTGAACGAACTAATTACGCTAGACCGACTTTAGGTTTAAGTGTTTCGGCTGATACTTATGCTAGCCGACAATTTGCAAATGGTGGTCGTTCTGGTGGTGGCTATTTGATGTTCGATGAATTCTTAACTGATTCACAACGAACTAACGCACGTAATCTTTATGAAGGCATGAGCGAAACAGCCTTTAATAAAGGTAAATTATGGATTTTGGAAGGTGGCGTAAAATACGAAACTGACGTATTAAATCCAGACACCATGCAAATGTTAGAGACTAGAAAAATGCAACTTGGAGAAATAGCGCGTTTCTTTGGCGTTCCTGAAGTTATGATCGGAGCTGGTAATACTTCTAGTTCATGGCCAGCATCATTTGAACAACAATTATTATCATTTTTAACATTTACATTACAAGATTATATCGACGAATGGGAAACAGCTATTTCTGATAGTTTGTTAACGCCTCGCGATAAAAGAAAAATTATTGTTGATCATGATACGAGTGGATTTATCAAAATGGATTCACAAGCGCGAGCACAACTACAATCGACATGGGTACAAAACGGACTTAAAACCAGAAATGAGATACGAAAGATTAATAATGATCCAAAAGTGGAAGGTGCTGACGATTTAACAGCACAAGTTAACTTGGCTCCAATTGATAAACTCGGTGAAGTGCAAGCTCCACCACAGAGTGAGCCAAGTAAAAATAACTTACAAAATGAATTTCTTTATAATGAAGTTGGTTACTTAAAAAATAAAATTGATGACTTAAACGACAAACAATTAAATATTAAAATGCCTGAACCTGTTCAACCGATTGTTAATGTTGACGTGCATGAAAAACAAAGTGTAACAAATATTACTTTCCCTGATCAGGCTGATCCAATTTCAATTCCATCTGTTAATAATATTCAGGTTGATGTCATTGTCCCAGAACAACCAGCTCCAACAGTAATCAATAAAAATAATGTAGACGTTACAGTACCGGATCAACCTGTCCCGGATGTAGTTGTTAATAATCAAATTCCAGAACCTGAAAAATGTACACCTAAGAAAGTTACATTTAACCGTAACAGTCGCGGCGACATTATAGATGCAGAGGTCGAGGATGACTGATAACGTAAAAGTTAATCCCAGTTTAAATAATAATGCGGTTAATGTTGCTACTGATGATATTAACAATGTTCATTATCCCATTTATAAACATGCCTTCGGGAAAGATGGTGAAGCTACTTTAGTTGATAAAGATAACCCTATTCCAGTCACTACCGGAATTGATGATCTTGATAGACGAATTGAAGAATTTAGTATGATGGGTGAAGTATTAGGTCAATTAAAAATAATGAATAGACATTTAAGCATGATTTCAGGCTCCATAATTGGAGAGGATGACACACATGAGTAATATATTAGAAGACGGCACAGGTAAAAGTTTCAAAGTTAAAGTTGATGCGAATAATAGATTGCATACTCAAAGTGTAACCACTCCGCAAAACGATCAAGCTAATACAAAAGGTAATGCTTACAATATTAATACAGGTATTATCACATTAACAAATGATACAGCGACACCCGTTATTTATTTAAAAAATAATGAAGACTTAAACTACCATTTACAATTTATTGCAGTGGCATTAGGTCCGACTACTGGTGGCGACTCCAGCATGACACAAATAAAACTAATAAAGAATCCAACAACAGGAACTATTATTAGTGGTGCAACAGCAGTTGATATTATTAGCAATCGTAACTTTGGAAGTTCTGGTGAATTAAATGTTGACTGTTACAAGGGCGCGACTAATTTAACATTTACTGATGGCGACGATTATTTATTATATTTTTTACAGGACGACAATAGACTATTCGCTTCTACTGACACTGTTATACCTAATTCAAAAACGGTTGGAGTAACTATTCAACCACCAGCAGGAAACACCAGCATGGAATTATATGTTGCTTTTGTTGGTTATTTACTCGATACAGAAAATGAGGATTAACTAATGGGTTTTGAAATTGATGACGGAACAGGTCAAGGCTTTTCAGCAAAAGTTGATTCATTAAACAGATTAACAACAATTGCAGTTACTGAATCTATTGGAAGATACATTAACCGAGAAACAAACAAGAATTGGTCATTACCTTTTGAAGGATTAAATCCAACAGCAGCCGATGACTATGTTTTTTATCTTAAAAATACAGGTAATAAAACACTAATTATTAATGATATTCGTGTCATGACTGACACAGCTCCAGCACAACTTGAACTTCATGCAGTAACAGGTGTTGCGGTTGGTGGTAGTACCTTAACACCAGTTAATAAGACTATTGGATCTAGTGAAGTTCCAAAATTCGAATTCCTAAAGGTCGTGCGCTTGCATTATTAGTAGAAACAGGAACAGCGAATATAACTGGTGTTATTAGCGTAGTAGAAGAAGAATAATGACTCATAAAGTTGTATTAACTGATGGTGCTGGATCAGATTTTAAGGCGTGCATTACAAAAGCAGGTCAATTAACTACAGCTCCTTTTTCCTATGATGAAACAATGCATGTTGAACTAGGAGAACCTGATACAGGTTATGTTTTTTATAACCCAAAAGAAAATAAACGATTTGTCATAACAGGTTTTGTTGCTAAAGCAGATAAACAAGTTTCCAGCACAGTTGATGCAGAAGTTGTTATTTATGAATCTGAAGATAGCGATACAACAGTAGCTTCTAAAATTTTATTTGAAACAGCAATGGTTGAAGGCGATTCACTTGTAGTTATGCCACTTAATATAATAACTACTGAGGGTGTTTGGTTGAATGCAAAAACAACCGATGATGATATTCATATGACTATTATGGGTTATTACATTTTGACATGATCTCTACTGAAATAATGGGTCCGGGCTTTTTTATTTTCTTCCAAGTTGATCCCATAGGTGGCGGTGGTCAAATTGGTCGTGGTGTTACTAGACCGTCAACAATTCCAGAAGAATTATTAAGTGAAGATGATATAGCGATTGCATTAGCGTTGTTAATTCTCACTTGTGATTAATAGAAGGCAAAAATTATGATGATTACTAAAGATTTAGCATTGAACGAATGCCATATCAAACTACAAACAAATCCGGGAACGTTCAGCGGTTATGCTTCAGTATTCGACGGTAATGATTCCTATAACGATACAATTGTTAAAGGTGCATTTACTAAAACATTAACAGATCGCAAACGTGCTCCGGTTATGTTGTTCGGACATGACGCTAATAAAGTTATCGGTAAATGGATCGGCATGAGTGAA